GGCGATGGCGCTGGATACGCACACACCGACGGCCTATACGCTCAAGCCTGCAACCAGCATCATTACCGACGGCGACGCATCGTGACAGTGGCCGCCGTACTGGCGATGTTCTTCGTGCCGACGGTTGTTGCCGTCTACGCGTGTTACAGGTTCGTGACGGACGCGTAAGTGGCGACGACGACGCACGCGCCGCAGGAGTACGTGCTCCCCGCAGTCCGCCCGATGATGATCGGCGACGGCGGGGAGTCCGACGCGGTCGCGGCAGGGCCGACGGACGGCCTCGACGAGCCGTCGGTCGCCGTGCGCGAGATGAAGCCGCGATGGGAGCCGATCGAGGCGCTAGCCGGCGGCACGGTCGGGATGCGGCACCTCGCGCAGAAGTGGCTGCCGCAGGAAAAGCACGAGAGCGACAAGAGCTACCGCGCGCGGATCGATCGCGCGATCCTCATCAACTTCCTATCCGAAGCGGTCGAGCGCGCCGTCGCGCGGCCATTCAGCAAGCCCGTCACGGTCAACGGTGGCGAGGGGCTCCATGTCGAGGTCGGCGCGATCATCGAGGACGCCGACCGGAGCGGGCACGACCTGACTGCGTTCGGCCGCCTGTTCTTCCGCGAGGCGCTAACCTACGGGTCGGCTCATATCATCGTGGACGTGCCGCGCGCACCGGAAGGCGTGGACGCGACGACGGTTGCGGCGCGCCAGCTCTACGACATCCGCCCCTACTTCTGCCTCGTGCGCGGGCCGGACCTGATCGGCTGGGAAGAGGACGGGTTCGGCAACGTCATCGTTGCGCGCGTGAAGGAGCGCCACGTCGTGCGCAACGGGTGGCGCGAGGAAATGTGCGATCACGTCCGCGTCTGGCGCGCCGCTGGCAAGGTCATCCTCGATGACGGGATCGCCGTCGAGCGCCCGGCTGGATTCACACTCTACCGCAAGACGAAGACCGGCAACGGCTGGGACATCGTGGACGGCGGATTCATCACTTATCCAGGTCCGGGCCTGCCCATCGTATCGCTTGTGCCGGAGCCGACCGGGCCGCGCATCGGCGTGCCGCCGTTCGAGACGAGCGCGTGGCTCACGACGACGCACTGGTGCGTGTACGCGGACTACCTCAACATCCTGAGGTTCGTGAGCATCGGCATCCTGTTGCTCAAGGGCATCAGCGAGGATGAGATCGGAGGCGCAACCGTTGTCGCGGCGAATCACGGCATCCGGACGCTGAACGAGAACGCGGACGGTAAGTACATCGAGCATTCGGGCGCGGCGATCCAGTCGCTCGAACGCTGCCTGTCCGAGCTGCGCCAGCTCGCGGCGGTCGCATCCATGAGTCCGCTCACGGACGTGAAGGGCGTGGACATGGCGAGCGCCACCGGGCGCGCGATTGACGAAGTCAAGACGCTGTGTAGTTTGCAGGCGTGGGCGCGCGCGGCCGAGAAGGCGCTGGACGATGCGTTCTGGGTTGCGCAGCTATGGGTTGGCGCGGACCTGCCGGACGGCTTCGGCGTGGACATCTACAACGACTTCGGCCTGACGCTGCGCGCGCAGCAGGACGTGCAAGCGCTGATCCAGCTCGGGGCGGCGCGCAAGATCGACACGCGCACGCTGCTCGAACAGGTGCGCCGGCGCGGTGTGCTGACGGCCGACGCGGATATCGACGAGATCATGGACCGCATCCAGCGGGAGGGGCCGTCGCTCGGGCTTCTCGGGCTGGGCAACTACGGCGCGCTCGATAACGGCGCGACGCTCTAGTGGCCGATCCGCGCCTCGCCGAACTCGCGATCGGAGAGCCGACGGTCAACGAGCGTCTGATGGCGTGGTCCATCCGCCGGTCGCTCTACACGCTCAGGCTCGGCAACGGCGAGGCGCGTCGCGTCGTCGGTCTGCTCAACCGCGAGACGTACCCTGACGTGATCCGGCAGGTGCGCGACGCGCTCGACGATGTCGAGGCGCGCGGGGCCGACGTGAACACGGAGACGAACGCGCGGCTCGGCGCGCTTGCTCGCACGCTGCGCGAGGTCACGCGGCAGGGTTACGTCAACGCACACGACCTGACCGCGCCGACGATGCAGCAGCAGGCCACGGATGAGGCGGAGGCGCTGGTACGTCGGATCAACGCCGTCCTGCCGCCGGCAGCCGACGCGCAGGCCGTGATGCCGGCGATCCCGACGCTGCGGGCGATCGTGAGCCAGCGGACGGTGAACGGCCGCCTCGTGCGGGACTGGTTCGGCGACGCGAGCGAGCACACGGCGAACGCCGTGGTGCGTGAGATCAATACAGGCATCGCTCAGGGCGCGCCGGCGGATGTCATCGTGCGGCGCATTCGCGGGACGGCGGCGAACGACTACGAGGATGGGCTGCTCGACGCATCGCGCCGCGAGGTGGCAACGCTCGTCAGGACGGCTGTTCGCGGCGTCCAGCAACAGGCGCGGCAGATCACATACCGCGAGAACGCCGACATCGTGGAGCGCGTCAAGATCGTGGCGACGCTCGACCACCGGACGTGCCCGATCTGCGGGCCGCTCGACGGCACGACGTTTCCCGTGGACTCCGAGCGCGCTCAGCAGCCGCCGTTCCACCCGAACTGTCGCTGCGACACCGTGCCTGTCGTGCGCCGATTCACCGGCCTGCCGCCGGGCCAGCGCGCAAGCGCGACGGGCGCCGTGCCGAGCACGGTCACGTTCTCGCAGTGGCTACGCGACCAGCCACGCGCCGTCCAGGAGGACGTGCTCGGCGTGCGCCGCGCCGCGCTCTGGCGCTCCGGGCGATTCACGCTCGGCGACTTCACGGACGACGCGAACAAGGTTCTGACACTCAAGGAACTCGGCGTATTGGACGCTGAGGACAACTAACACAGGAGAGAGACCATGCCACCGATCAAGGGACATCTGACGAAGGACGAGTGGGGCAAGCTGGGCGACGAGTCGAAGGCGTACTACGTTGCGGACGGTGAGCGCTACCGACTCGACGTCCAGGCCGACGCCGGCTGGGCGTTCGAGGACGTGACTGCGCTACGCCGCGCGCACGACGCCGACCGGCACGCGCGCAAGAGCGCAGAGGGCACACTGTCATCGTGGACAGAACTCGGCGTCGAGCCGAAGGCCGCGCGCGAGGCGCTCGACAAGCTCAAGGCCATGGCGAACTGGACGCCAGACGACAAGGTGCGTGAGCAGATGGAGGCGGTCAAGGCCGCGCTGTCGAAGGAGTACAGCGAGCGCGAGGCGACGCTCAAAGGGCAGCTCGACTCCGTGACGAGCCAGCTCGAATCTGTGCTGGTAGATTCGGCGCTGGCGACGGCCATCGGAGCGCGCGGCAACCACAAGATGCTCGTGCCGGCTATGAAGCCGCGCATGAAGGTCATGCTCGACGAGGCGAGCAAGCTGTTTGTCGCGCGCGTGCTCGGCGAGAAAGGCACGCCACGAATCAGCATCAAGGACCCGAGCGGCTACATGGGGCCGGAGGAACTGGTCGAGGAGTTCGCGCGTGACAAGGACTGGGCGCCGGCGTTCAACGGCTCCGGCGCAGCCGGCGCAGGGTCGCCTGCGAGTGGAGGTCCGGGCGGGCGACCCGGCGGCATGAACCTGACCCTCAAGCGATCGGAGATGCACGATCAGGGGCGACTCAATGCGGTGCTGGCTGAGGCGCAGAAGGCCGGCATCAAGCCATCGGACATCCAGATCGTGGACGGCTAGGCATGACGGACGGCGCGCGCCTGCGTCTCGTGTCTGACGTGCCGCGCGAGGCCGTCATCCTCCAGCGCTGCGAGCGTTGCGATGCCGCCGTCCCAGTCGCGTGCGGCGGGTTCCGCTCGTGGCGCGCTGAATCGCGCGCCGTCTGGGGGCTGGTGGGATTTTTCGCACCCGGCGAGATGTTCCTGTGCGGCGAGTGCTACGCGTGGTCGGTCGGGTGCGAGGAGGCGACCGACTAGGTCAGCAGGTCGCGATCCGAGACATGCATGCGCGTCTCATACCAGCGATCGCGCGATAGCGTCACCGGCCTGTCCCCGGCGCGCCTTGTGACGTCCGCGGCCGCGCACTCGGCGCGGTCCATGACTTCCTTGCGCGCCTGCCGGTCCGCGATGATCCGCTGGACGTGCGCCTGAACGTCGCGGAATGAGCTGGGGTCCAGCCTCGACGCGAGCGAGCAGGCCAGGATCACGCGGGCGCAGGACTCGAGGTAGGCGTCGTCGGTCAGGATGCGGCGGTCGGTCATCGTGGCTCCGTGGTGGTGGCGGGGGCGGGAGTCGAACCCGCAACCTCCGGGTTATGAGCCCGGCGCGCTGCCGCCTGCGCTACCCCGCGGCCACGACGGATCGTAGCAGCGAGCAGTCCGGAAGCGGCCAAACTTTTTTTCGCCAGCCCCTTGACTGCGCCTTCCGCGCCGATATCCCTGTCTCCGTCGGGTGGCGGGACGCCGGCCGATGAGTGGCGGGGCGGGACGCCCCGTGAGGACGCGCGCCGCGGCGGGATGCCAACGCGCAGCGTGACGGGCGGGATGCCCGGGTTGAGACACGCGCCGGAACGACCGGCGTGAAGACTTCTCCCCGGTAGCGTCCCATGACCAACACGCTCGGCAACTACGTTGCCACCATCTACGCCAACCAAGTGCTGAACTTCCTCACGCAGCGGCTCGGCCTCGCGAACCGCGTGCATCGCGGCTTCGACCTGTCGCGCACCGTGGACCGCGGCGACACGATCAAGATCCGCAGGCCGCAGATCGTTCCCGCCACGGCGATGCCGGCGTCGGCAACGGCGCTCGTACCCGACAACGTGACCATCAACATGAATCGTTGGTTCGGCAACACGATCGAGGTCACGGACAAGGAGTACTCGCAGGCGGCGGAAGGATTGATCCCCGAGCACCTGCCGTCGCTCGCCTACGGCGTCGCGAAGGCCATCGACTCGGATCTGGTCTCGCTCATCACGACCGTCCCGCACGTCTACACGGCGGCAGCGGCGACCGTCGCGGTGGCGGACGTGCTCGGTGTCCAGCGCAAGCTGATCGACCTCGCGTGCGACACCGAAGACACGGCGAACATGTTCGGCATGGTCGGTGCGCAGGAGAACGCCGACCTTCTCGCGCTCGGCAACTTCTCCGGCTGGAACGCCGGCGGACCGGCGCAGCAGACCACGCTCATGAGCGGCGCCATCGGCCAGCGCTACGGGTTCAACTTCCACGTCAACCAACAGCGTGGAACGGTGGCGTACGCGGACGTGACGGACTTCGCGGGGACGATCACCGAGCCCGCCGCCAAGGGCGCCACGTCGATCACGGTCGGCGGACTCGGAACGTCCGAGGTCTACAACAAGGGCACGCTCATCAAGTTCGACGTGAGCGGGCACGAGTACGCGATCACGGCGGACGCGACGATGTCCAGCGGTGCCGCGGTCGTGGCGATCAACCCGCCCATCCGCGTGGCCGAACTCGACAACGCCGCGATCACGGTCGGCAAGACCCAGGGCGAGTCCACGCCGAACCAGGACAACGTGACCCGCAACGCCAACGTCTTCTATCACCGCGAGTGGGCCGCGCTGGCGATGGGCCGGCTGCCCGACTACGCGGCCTTCGCGGACATGAAGGCCGCACAGATCGCGTCCGTCCAGGAACCGGTGACCGGGCTCTCGGTTCGCACGCGCATCGGCTACGACTTCGCCAACGCGAAGGTCCTGGTCGGCTGTGACGCGCTCTGGGGCTTCGCGGAACTCAACGGCGACATGGCTTGTCGCCTCGAAATCGCCGGCACCTGATCCCTGGCTCGGCACTGACTCTCCCGGCTATGGATCGCACGACGCTGGTCGCGGGCAGGTGGTGGCCTTCCGCGGCCGGCGTCGCGCCTTGCTCGGCGCGCGACCGCGCGCGGAAAGGCTGACGGATGACTCTTCACGCGACTCCGGTGTTCACTGCTGGCGTGCTCTCGCTGGTGGGCGACGCGAGCCTTGCGGCCGCCGTCGCGGCGGGCGGTGTCGTCGGGTTCTCGTACTCGACCGTTGCCGGGGCCGATTCCATCCTCGCCGTGTTCCCGCGCAAGACGTGGACCGACGCGCTCACGGCCGCCGGGCGCGCCGACACGCTCACCCTCGCGTCGTACACGGACGCGGAGGTCGTCCACATGGTGCTTGAACTCCACGGGCATATCGCCTTCGACCGCGTCGAGGTGATCTCGCTCGACCCGGTGTCCGGATCGGACGCGGGCGGCACGAGCGTCACGATCACGGGCTCGGGATTCTCCGTCGCCAGCGCGGGCACGCCGACGGTGACCTTCGGCGGCGAGGCGGCGACCAGCATCGTCGTGGTGAGCAATACGTCGATCACTTGCGACACGCCCGCCGTGACCGCCGGTGACGTGGATGTCGTCGTCACCAACGCGAACGGCACGCACACGCTCGTAGACGGGTTCGAGTTCACGGCAGCGTAACCGATGGCCCTGATCGTAGAAGACGGCACAGGCAAGGCGGACGCCGAGAGCTACGTCAGCGTCGCGGACGCATCAACGTATCTAACCGCGTACGGCGAGGCGACGGTCTGGGACACGAAGACGGAGGGGGAGCAGGAAGTCGCGCTGCGGCAGGCGACGCGCTGGATCGAGGCGATGTTCACGAATCGCTGGATCGGCGAGCGCGTGCAACAGTTGCAGGCGCTCGGATGGCCGCGCTCCAGCGCGGTGGATCAGGACGACTGGCAGATCGGCTACGACTCCGTGCCGGTGCGCGTCGTCCAGGCAACGGCGATCCTCGCGGTCAAGTCGCTCTCCGAGGAACTGCTGCCTGACACGGCGGCGGGCTCCGGGCCGCTGAAAAGCAAGGCAGTCAGCGCCGGGTCGGTGAGCAAGTCGGTCACGTTCGCCGGCGTCGCCGTGCCGTACAAGGTCTACACGCTCGCGCAGTCGCTTCTCAGGCCGCTGCTCCAGCCCGTCGGCGTCATGGAGCGCGGATGACGACCGAACTCGACGCCGATCTCGTGCCGGACGTGGCGACGCTCATTAATGACGAGTTGGGCACGGACGCCGTGTTCAAGGTGCTCACGGCGGGCGGCGTGTACCAGCTGCCTGGGAGCAACGTCAGTGCGCCGACGTACTCGGACGTGACGGTCAAGATCGCGCCGCCGTCGCCGTTCGGTTCGTTCCTGATCGACGGCGACATCATCCGTTCAGGCGACATGAAGACGCTGATCGCGGCGCAGGGGCTCACGTTCACGCCGGTGGTCGAGCAGCGTGTCGTCTTCGCCAGCCAGTCGTGGCGGATCGTGTCGGTGGGGCCGATCTACTCGGGCGATCTCGTGTGCGCCTACGCGTTGCAGTTGAGGCGCGGACCGTGACCAACGCGACCAACGCGGCGGCCTTCAACCGCGAACTGGCGGAGTTCAGCGCGGTGACGCTCGCCGGCGAGATGCATGCCTTCGCGCGCGAGATCGCGCTGGAAGCGCTCGCGCGCATCGTGCAACGCACTCCGGTGGACGAAGGCATCGCGCGCGGCAACTGGCAGGCGACCATCGGCGCGCCGTCCGAGGCCGTGCTCGAACGCGACGACCCGAGCGGGACGGCGGCAATCTCCGAAGGCAAGGCGACGCTCAAGGCGTGGAATCTCAACGAGGGCTCCGCGTTCGTGTCGAACAATCTCCCGTACATCGAAGTGCTCGAAGAGGGCAAGTACCCCAACCCACCGAAGCGCGGCAGCCGCATCAAGGGCCGCGACCTCCCGGGGCGACGGCGCAAGCGGATCAAGAAGTCGCTCGACGTGTCTGGCGTCCGCTACATCGTCAAGAGCGCGGGCGGGTTCTCGTTGCAGGCGCCGCTCGGCATGGTCGGCGTGACGGCGAACGAGTTGCAAAACGTAACCAAGAGGATCTGACGTGGCGAACTTCGTTTACACGCGGGCGAAAACCAATCTTGCCAAGGGTCTGCTGAACCTGCACACGGGCGGCGACGACATCCGCGTCATGCTGGTCATGACCGACACCACGGCGGACACGCAGGAGGACGTGGCGACGATCAGCGCGTTCACGACGCTCGACGAGATGGACGGCTCGGGTTACGCGAGGCAGGCGCTTGCAAACGAAGTGGTGAACGAAGACGCGGCCAACGACCGCGCAGAGTTCGACGCGGACAATGCCGAGTTCGGCTCCGTTGGAGCAGGGACGCGCAGCGTCGCCGCGGCGCTGATCTACAAGCACGTCACGGACGACACGGACAGCATTCCGATCGCGTACCTCGATACTGTCTCCAGCGGGCCGACATTCCCATTCGCCGGCAACGGCTCGACGATCACGCTCGTCTGGAACGCCGAAGGCATCCTGCAAGTGACCTGACATGAGCACGTTCTACTGCGGCTCCGCAACATCCACGTACCCCGATACAGGGGAGGCACTGATTGACTTCAAGCTCGCGCTAGAGGAGGCGACGGAGACGGCCTCGGAAATCACGCTGTCATGGGATGCCGGACCGTTTCAGTTGGGCAAAACCGGATATTGGTGTACGCGCGTGTTCGTGCCGGCTGCTCCCGCGTGGCCGACCGGCGATTACGTCGTCGAGGTCAACGTCACGTCCGGCGCGCTGGAAATCAACGGCAAGGTGCGGCTGCACCGCATCAGGCAATCCGATGGTGCGTTTCTTGAGTCGTCGGCCTACGGCGCCTCATTCACATGTCGCACCGCCGGCGTGAAGACAACGACATTTTCCGCTGAGGCGTGGACAGCCGGCAACCTCACGGATCGTTTGTGCGCCGAGGCTGTGTTTGAGAACGTCGGGACGTCGGCGCGAACTATAAAAATCGGGACCGGCACGACGGACGAAGAGGTGACGACGCCGATCCTCGTCGGGTTCGTGGTGCGGCCGACGCCGACCGCGCTCCCGCTGTCATCGGTTGCTCCGACGCGCGACTCCGCGCTCACGCTTGCGCCGTCGCCGGTGGGCACGGCGGCCTCGCCTGTCGCGCTGGCGCTGGCGCTGGCCCTCAGCCTCGCGCCGAACGCCACGGCAGCCCAGCTGGCGGCGCAGGAGCCGACGCTCGACCCGGGGGCACTCTCGCTCGCTCTGGAGGCCGTCGCCGCGACGCTCGGCAGCGAGGCGCCGACGCTGGACATGGCGCTGTCGCTGGCCCCTGACGCGCTTGCGGCCGCCCTCGCCGCGACCGACCCGGCGCTCGACCTCGCCCTCAGCCTCACGCCCGAGGCGGTCTCGGCGGATCTCGCTGCCGTGGACCCGTCGCTGGCGATGGCGCTGAACGTCGCGCCCCAGCCGGCGACCGTCAGCATGGAGCCGGCCGACCCGACGCTGGACATGGACCTTTCGCTGGCCCCGGACGCACTCGCGGCGGCGCTGACGGCGGAGGCGCCGAGCGTGGATCTGGCACTGTCCCTCGCGCCCGAACCCACAACCGCCGCGCTGTCGTCGGTCGAGCCGACGGCCGAGATGGACCTCACGCTCTCGCCGGCGACCGCCTCCGTCGTGCTGGCGGCTCAGGACGTGACGCTCGACCTCATCCTCGCGCTGGCCGTGGATGCCGTCTCGGCGGCCCTCTCGGCGCCAGCAATCACGCTCGACATCGGCGCCGTCGAAGAGGTCGCCGGCTGCCTGGAGTCGATCGTCAAGGCCGTGCGCGATCGCTACCACGCGCAGGTCGAGATTGTCGAGGGCGTCGCCACGCTCCACGACAACGAGCCCCCCGAAGACATGGACGGGCACGATGCATGGGTACGCCTCTCGATCACGGCCGAGCCGTCCGAGCAGACGACGCTCGGCGGCGTCCCAGGAACCCGGTACTACGGCACGGCGTCTGCGCGCGTCTTCCTGCGGCTCGGGATCGGCGATTCCGACGCGCTGTTGCTCGCCGACGCCATCAGCGAGGCGTTTCGCGGCGTGACGGCAGGCGGCGTCATCTACTCGCCGCCGCCATTCCCGATCTTGCGCGCGCGTTCCGGCGAACGCTGGGAGATCGAGGTTGCCGTCCCGTTCTACGCCGACTGCGCGGAGGCGGCGCCGTGACGAGCTGGTTTACCGCCGCCGACACCATGCGCACGCGCTTTGACACGGAGATCACGCAAGCGCTCACCGTGCCGACGATTCACGACAACCAGGACGCGGCGCCGCCGGACAACGCGCTGTTCGTGCGGTTCACGATCCAGCCGGGCGCGACGCGGCAGCTCGAACTCGGAGCGTCGGCGCGGACGTTTCGCTCCGACTGGCGCGCCGTCGCATCGATCTTCTCGCCGCTCGCGCTCGGCGACGCCGCCGTGCTGCAACTCGCCGACAACATCGCCACGGCGTTCCGCGCGCAAACCGTGGACGAGATCACTTATCTCACGCCGTCGCTCGGGCAACTCGCGCGCTCGGGCGACACCTGGCAAATGAACGTCACGATCCCATTCACAGTAGAGGCGCTAGCATGAGCAATACCAACGACATCATCGGGCGAATGAAGGTCGAGACGACTTTCGGCACGGCCCCGAGCGGCAACTGGAACGTCCAGCGCATCGCCGCCGACTCACTCAAGACAGCGATGGCCACAACCGTATCCGACGAGTTGGGCAGCCGTCGCGTGAAGGACGTGGCGCGCACCGACAGCAAGGTCGAAGGCGGCCTGACCGCTCGCTGGTCGTACGGCGCTCAGGACGACTGGCTGCTCGCGGCGCTCATGGCCGACCAGGCCGATACGTGGGCCGCCGCCGTGACGACCACGCTCTCGGCGTCGATCACGTTGGAGGCCATCGCGGCCGGCAACAAACTGCTCGCGGCAGGTGTCACCAGCCTCAACTGGGCGACCGCCCACACGCCGGGGCGGTGGATCCGCGTCAAGGGTTTTGCGACCAACGGCGCCGAGTTCCGCTGCCGGCTCGTGTCTTTCGAAACGACGAGCACGACCAACGACACCGCCGTCGTGGACGGGATCACGCTTGTCAACGAGTCGGCCATCGACTCCGGCGAGATCGAGCAGGGCGCGCACATCAACGACGGGAACACGTTTCGCTCGTGGTCATGGGAGCGCGCATACTCCGATATCGCGAGTAACTTCCGCGTGTTCTCCGGGCTGGTCTTCGGAGGCATGAACTTGTCGGCGCGCGCTGGCGGGCTCACGGATATCACGACGACGATGCTCGGCAAGGGCGAGGTCTTCGCCACGAGCACGGCGGCCGGCACTCCGGTGGCCGCGCCGACGAATCGGCTCATCAACGGCGTGGATCACGTCCGCGCCGTGCTCGTGGACGGCACGTCCTTCCCGATGTCCGAGTGGGGGGTGGCAATCCAGAACAACCTGCGCGAGCGCAACATCTTCGGCGAGTTGGGGCCGGAGTCCATCGGCACAGGCCAGTTCAACGCCACGATCAACATGAACGCCTACTACGCGAACAATACGAACCTCGCCAAGTACCTCGCGTTCACCGACACGAGCCTTGCGTTGGAAGTGCTCGACGCGCACGGCAACAGCTACATCCTGCACTCGCCATCCGGGAACTTCACCGACGGCAGCGCGTTCCCTCAGGGGAGCAACCAGGACGTGTTCGTGCCGCTCGCCTACGCCTCCAAGGAAACGACGCTTGGCGCGCTCACGATGCAGTTCCAGGTCGCGCGGTGGCCGGTCTGATGGCTGCGCTTGACAGGCTCGACCCGAAGCGTGAGCGCGAAGGCGTCTGGTTGCCGTACACGCCGCAGCCGGACGCAGGGATGCGCGTCAAGGTTGCCAGCATTGCGAGCGACCGATACCAGCGATACCTCCGCGAGCACGAGCGCGAGCGCGTGCGTGAACTGCACCAGACGATGCCGCGTGAGGATGCGCGTGAGGCGTTCCATTGCGAGGCCGTCGCGGCGGAGATCGTGCTGGGGTGGGAGGGCTTCGACGGCTCCGACGGCAAGCCGATGGAGTGTAGCCCGGACACCGTCGCGCCGATCCTCAAGGACCCGCGCTACAGGCGCTTCAAGTCGTGGGTACTCACGGAAGCCATGCGCGATGCCAACTTCAACGAGATCGCCGTTCTGGAGGCGGCAAAAAACTCCGATGCTGCCTGACGTGGGAGCTGCGGTACGGGCGGGATGCCGGGAAACGGCGCGTGCTGGAAAGCGAGGCACGCGCCGGGCGGACTCCCTCCGTGCTGCTCGACAGGCCGATGCTACGCGCGGACCTGTCACACGTCTGGCAGGGGTTCTGGCAGCTCAGCGCGGCGCGCGGGAACACCGGCTACGGGCATCTGCCGATCACGACGGCCGAGATCGTCGCGTGGCTGGACATCCACGGCTACACCGGACTCGGCGACCGTGCCGAGATGTTGCGGCTCTTCCGCGAGATGGACGCCGCGTACATGGAGGCCGCGCGGGCTGATGCCGATTCTGTTTCTCGAAGCCAACGTTGACAAGCTGGTCGTCGAGCTTCAGCGGGCGCAGGCGGCGACGGATGCGGCGCAGAAGGGCACGGCTGCGCTCGGCGACGGATACGACAGGGTGGCGCGCAGTGCGACGGCGGCGGCGGAACCTGTGCGTCGCGTCTCTGCCGCGGCTGCCGCCGCGGACAAATCCGCTGCTGCTGCGACCCGTGAGGCCGCCGCCGCGACAGAGGCGAGCATCGGGGTAGACAGGCGCGCCGCACTCGCGACCATCGCCGGACGCGAAGCAACAGAAACGAGCATCGACGTCGATAAGGCCGCCGCGCTGGCAACGTTGGCCGGCGCGTCCGCCCAGCGCGTGGCGACGGTCGCAACGGTGCAAGGCACGGCGGCGGTCGCTGCATCGGTGCCAGCGACGGACGCGGCGGCCGCGAGTGCGATTCGTTACCGTCTCGCCGTCAACCAGTGGAGCGGCGAGCTTGTCCGCATCCCGTACAGCATCGCGCCGATTGCGCCGGCCGTGACGGCTGTGGCGACGGCCCAGGCCAGCGCATCCGTGACAGCGCGCGCCGCGGCCTTCGCAACTACCCTCATGTCCCGCGCGTGGGTTGGTTTCACTCGCGTCCTGATTGTCACTCCGCTGATTGCCGCCGCGGCGGCGGTCGCGTCGATTGTGACGAGCGCACTCAGCTCGGCGCTGGGCTTCGGCAAGGCAGCAGATGCCGCCGATACTTACGCTGACTCGCTATCGCGCGTCCTGGAAGCAGAGCGGAGGTTGCGCGTGCTCTCTGGGCGCGGGACAGAGTTCGCGGCAGACGCGGCCGTCCGCGCGGCTCAGGACAGGCTGGACGCTCTCACTCAACAGTACGACAAGGCTGTGGAATTGCAGGATGATCCGGCGGCGGCCGGGTCGTTGCCCCAGCAAAGCCCGCTCTTCTCGTACACGCAGTCCAATCTCCTGAAAGAGTTCGCACGCAAGTCCGAAGAAAGGCGACTATCTCGGATCCCAAGCCTTGGCGACATCGAACGCGACATTGCAGCAGCGGAGAAGGACCTCGATGCCGCCAAAGCGCGCGCCGGTGATCCCGTGCAGCCAGAGCGCGCGCTGAACGATCAGCTCAAGGCGCGCAAGGCGATCATCGAAGACCTGGCGCGGGGCTACGCGCTGCTGTCGGGCCAGACGGTCGCAGGTCTCGTGGCGCAGCAGCGGCTACTCGACGCCGGCGTACCGTCTGGCGCGGCGACAACCGCGGGGCGACTCGTGAGTCGCTTCGACAGGGCCGTTTCTGGCGATGTCGGCGGCTCGCGCGCCGACGTGAGGCGTTCTGACTACGACCCCGGCGCGGAGGTTGCAGCGGCCGCGTCATCGTTGGCGGATGCCATCGAGGCATCCGAGCAAGCCGTGCGCGCGGCGCAACCAGGATACCGGGCGTCGGTCGAGAACATCCGCGCGCTTGCCGAGGCTGCCGAGCTTCCGCCGCCCCTCATCACGCGGCTTGTCGTGGAGGAGGAAGCGCGGATTGTCACAGTCAGCGCGCTCGCCGACGCGGAGCGCAAGGCCGCGAGGGCGCAGGCAGAGTTTCAAGCGTCGTCGGCCGGATACGCCGGCGCGTTCCAGGGTGCGGCTATCGACTTCCTCACCGGCGTCGAGACGGCGGTTGGCGCTCTGCAAAACTTCGCTGCGCGCGTCGCCGCAATCCTGCTACAGCAAGCAACGGAGGAAACAGCGCTCGATATCGGGCAACTCATCAGCTCCTATACCTCATCGACTGGCAGCACGACGGCGTCGGCCATGGGGAATGTCTTCTCGACGCGCGGGATCGTGCCGTTCGCCGACGGCGGCGTCGTCAGCCAGCCGTCGCTCTTCTCGTACGGCGGCGGGCAGATCGGATCGATCGCCGAACGCGGCGAGCCGGAGGCCATCGTGCCGCTCAAGCGCACGCGCAGCGGGCGACTCGGCATCGAGGGCGGCGGCGGGACAACCATCGTCAACGTCTACGGCGCGACGGACGCGAACAGTTTTCGGCGCTCCGAGAAGCAGATCGCCTCCCGTGCGCAGAGCGCCGTGAGGCCGCGCTGATGGCGTACCATGACGCGCTCTTTCCGACCGATATCAGCTACGGGAGCGTCGGCGGGCCGGGCTTCTCGACGAGCCTCATCACGACAGACAGCGGCGTGACGGAGGCCGTCGCCCGCTGGTCACGCCCGCGCCGACGCTACGACGTGGCCTATGGTCTGCGCACGTACGCGCAAGTGGTGTCGGTCAGGGACCACTATACTGCGCGGCTCGGTCCGGCGAACACGTTCCCGTTCAAGGCGCCTCTCGACTATACGACCGATCCCGACGCGACGCCGCAGATGTTCCAGGACGGCAGCACACCGGCCAGCACGGATGTCCTGCTCGGTGTTGGCGACGGGACGACGACGGATTACCAGCTACGGCAGGCGTTCGCGTCTGGCTCGCAGACAGTCTACGCGCCGATCACGAAGCCCGACGTGGGGACCGTGCTCGTCTCGATCGACGACACGCCGCAGGGCTCGGGATGGACGGTCAACGCGATCACGGGCATCGTGACGTTCACCACGCCCCCGGCCGTCGGTGAGATTGTCAAGGCGGGGTGCGAGTTCTTCGTTCCGGTCCGCTACGCCGAGGAAATGGACCTCTATCTGCCGCTCTCGGCGGATGACTTCTCGTCTGGCAGCATCCGGTCGATCACGCTCGTCGAGGACATCGACGGCAGCACCATCGCGGAGGACTTCATCTATCGCGGCGGCGGGAGGCGGCAGTTCTCGGCGGACCTGACCATCGTCAGCGCGGAGGGTTGCGCGTTCGAGCTTGTGCCGGCGGGAGCCGGGCTGTCCGTGATCGTCGAGGCGGCGGCGGATCGAGAGAGCGGCGGACCGCATTACTTTCTCTGGAATAACTCTGCCGACTCGCTGACGCTCAAGGGTGGCGCGACGACGATCGGGACGCTCGCGGCCGGCGACACGACGACGCTCGTCATCTTCATCGTGTCCGGCGCGAAGGCATGGAAGGCGCTGACCGGATGATATCGGAGGCCGCCTTCTTCCGCGGCGCGTGGGACTCCGGGGCCATCGTCGGCACGATATCGTTCAACCCGCGCGCGGCCGTGGCATGGCACGTCTACGGGAGCACGACGCCGACGATCACGATGCCGGACGCGACGACGCTCCAACCGGACATCATGGCCTACGTCTGGAATGCCGGGACCGGCGCCGACGAAACGATCACGATTGACGACTTCGACGGTGATCCCATCGGGGCGGTCGCCATCGGCAACGGAGCGATCCTGTACCTCTTCGGAAACGACACGGCCGCCGGGACGTGGCACTTGCGGCCGGCGACGATACTCAGTTAGGGGCACGACATGACACTCGCCTTCCTCCACGGTGACACGTTCGACACGCGCAGCGCTGCGCAGATCCCCCGGCGCTACACATCGGGCACCGTTGGCTCCGTCGTCACAGGTGCGGCCACGCGCTACGACTACGGGCAGGCAGCGGACGGCGTTGATGTTCTACGGAGAGACTTTCCCGCGACGTACCGCTACTTCATCATTGGCGTGGCGTACAGACTGAATACGACGTTCGCAGGGCATACCGCGCTCCGAGTCCAGGATGGTACTGACGTACACTGTAGCATCGCGCTCAATACGGATGGATCGTTGGATATCCTTGGCGCTGGCTTTGAACTGCATGCGTCGAGTACGGCCGGCATCCTCGCGCTTGGCGTGTGGCATCATATGTGCCTGGCGCTCGACATCGGCAATACCGGGAACGCGCGCGTGTTCGTTGACGGTGTGGCGGTCGCCACCGCTACGTCCAAGGACTTGCAGGGAGGGAGCAACCAGTTCGGCGCAAGCGTCATCCTCGGCGTCGGTGGTACGGAGGCCCCGCAATGCGACGACTACTACATCATGGGCGGCAACAGCACGGCCAACCTGTACGCGGAGGTGCCGGGTCCGGGGGGTGGCGGCGACCTGTCGGGAACGCACTATATGCCGATTGCCGACGAAGGCGCGAACGACTGGCCGCCGAGCGCCGGCACGGATCACTACGCGATGGTGGACGAAATCCCGGCGGACGACGACACGACCTATCTCATCGGCACGACAGCGGAGGACACGGAACTTTACACGTTCCCGCCGCTT